CATGGGTCCTCGATGGCCGGCGGGTTAATGCTCGAGTTCGAAGTGCACGGTTTCGCCATAGGGGGCCACCACGTTGGAAGAGATGCACCACACCACCGGCATGCCGGGGTCCGTATCAAAACCAGTAAATCCGTCCGTGAGGAACACCGTCACCGCCGGGTCGATGCCGTGCTCGGCCATGAAGTCGAACGCGGCCGGCATGTGCGTGCCGCCGCCGGAGTAGAACTCCAGCCCGACCGGCTCGCCCTGCTCGAACTCGACGTGCTTCCGGCACTTCGTGTCGACGTAGAGCACGTGGACCTTCTCGGGGTTGCACTGCTCGACGATGCGCGTGAGGTGGCCGTTGTAGTAGGCGAGCTCCGTCTGGTTGATCGAACCGGAGACGTCGACCACGCAGCACAACTCGCCCATCGTCGGGGCCTTGGCCATGCTCGGCAGATACAGGTCGCTCAGCGCGTAGCGGCGGTTCGGACGTTGCCATGACATGTGCGTGGCGGTGAGCGCCGTCATGTGCCGCTCGAGGATGTCGAACCAGGGCGTCTTGCTGTCGAGAAAATCGGCGACGAACTCAGCTAGCGCGGCGGGCAGCTTGCCGCGCATCTTCGCTGCCTGCGCCGCTTCAGCCACTTCGATCTTGGCCTGGGCCTCCATCTGCTTGGCTTCGCTCTCGCTGACGGGTGCGCCTTCATCGAGGACGTCGTCGCCCATGCCGCCTTGGCTATCCCCGCTACCTTCGCTATCACCACTGCCGCCACCTTCGGGCTGGTCGGGGAGCTCGTCGTAGATTGCCTCGCAGGTCTTGTCCTTCGAGCCTGGCATGTTCACCGTGCCCTCGATGGGCTGGCCGATCCCTGCGCTCGTCAAGGTATCGTTTATCCAAGCGTCACAGGCGACATTCCACTTCTTGTGTTTTCGGCTGCCAGCGCGGTTCATATGCTGACCCATGTAGTGCATTGTTTCGTGGCACAGCCCCCACACCAGCTGCGGCACCGTGAACTTCTCGATGGTGGTGGGGTTGTAGTAGATCGTGCCGCGCTTGTCGATCGCGAGGATCGGGATGTCTTGGCGCGCGACCATCGGGCGGCGCAGGAGAATCGACGCGAAGAACGGGTGGTCGAGGACCACGGCCGCCTTGGCCTTGTCCAACTTGGATACGGTTTTCATGGTTATTGAGTGAGTTGGTTGTTGGTGTTCTACTTGTCGTCGAACTTCGCAGCCACGCGCGCGGCGGTGATGAGGTCGGCTTCGACGATCTGGATTTTGGTATGCTCCCGATCGCCTACCACCGTCCACACGTAGCTGCCGTCGACGTACTTGTGCTGCAGCTGGAGCATGTGGGCCAGCAACTCCGTGGCCTTCGAGGCCGGCAGGAGGATGTGGCAGTCATACCCCGGCTGTATCGCGATCCAGTTCTCTTCACGCTTCGTTGTCATCTCACATACCCCCCATAAACGGTGCCAGCTTCGCCTGGAGCTCGGCCAGCTTCTTCGCTGCGGCCTCGCGCGTGGGCTGCGACTCGCGCACTGCATCCTTCGCGTCGTTGATCTTGGCGATCGCGCGGTTCAACTCTCCGATCACCGCCGTGATCTGGGGGTCGTCGTCGATGTTGAGTTTGCGGGCGATCTCGCACCCTTCGACCACGTTGGTGATCGCCGAGTCACGGAAGATACTCCCAGTTTCGCCAATGGGCAAGCGCAACTTACTAATCAAGTGGTCAACAGGTGCTAACATCCGCATGATGCAATCGCGGCGCGCGCCGGCGGCGATCTCCTTCATAGACGAAGCGAAGCCCGCCTTGTCCTCCTCCGACAGGTCGAAGAGGAAGTGGCTCTCGTCCGGCAGGGGGGAGAAGCGCAGGTCGAATCCCACGCGCTCCCTGAATTGCTCAGCGGTGGGGTAGTCCTCGACTGTTGCCCGGCCGCCACTGGATGACCGGCTGCGAAACGAGATGTCGGCCGCCACGTGCTGGTCCCAGCTGGCCAGCGTCTGCTCGATCATCCCTTCGAGGTGCGCGATGCGCTCCTTCATCGCCTTCGTGTACTCCATGTACATCCCGTTTGCGAGGATGCGCGGGCCGGCGTCCATGTACGGCAGCGTCATCTTCTTGTGTGCTGTGTACACCTCGCTCGCGGCCGTCAGAATTCGGTTCACCGGGTTCGCTTTGTCCCGGAACAGCTTGCGGTTGACCACCAGCGACGCGTCGTTCAGCTGGTTCTGCACGATCTCCTCGGCAGCCTGATCGCGCGATGACATGTGAGCGCGGCGCATCGTCAGCTTGACGAGCATCGCCTTCTCATTCAACTGCGTGGCCTTGATGCCGATGTTCGGGGGGAGAGTCATGTCCATTGCGTGCCTCAAGTTAGTTAGTGTTGTGGTGCTTACTGCGACATGCGTTGCGCTACCCACTCGGCGACCGCATCCTTGCGGCAGCTGAAACGCAGGCCAAAGTCCGGGAATAGGCACCACTTGCCGTTCGGGTATCGGCGAATGACTTCGGCTTTGGAGTCACCGATCCACAAGCCATAGAAGTAGCTGAAGTGGTCGTTGCGGTACGTCTCACGAACAACCCTCCAACCGTTCTCCAGCACGTAGTTCGGCCAGTTACCCTCGTCTTCTTTGGTCTTCTCGATGATCTTCATCCCATCCTCGCTGCGATCAGAGCGATAAGCCGCGTCGGGTACTTCGTGTCGTGGTCGCCCTCGACGCGCCAGCCGGGCTCGCCATACACCTTGTATATGTCTGGGCCGTCTCCGGTCTTCTCGTGCTGAGAGTGGTACATCCGGCTCTCCTCGAACCATGTGATGTGGCCGTTCTCGTACCGGATCGAGGCGTAGTTGTCGTCCGTCTCCAATCGCTTGGTTATGATCTTCATGCTGATAACATCCTCCGTGCTGCGAGCGCGGATGCCTTGGTAGGGAAGGGGCCCACGCGCTGCTCGGTCTTGTTGACCACGGCGCACCACCACTCTCCACCTGGTGCGAACCTGGCGAGCACCCAAGATGGACGCTCTGAAAAGTAGGCGTAGTCCGGCGGGTAGTACACCCGCCAGATACCGTCGATCTTCCCATCGGTGCGGACATACCAGCCAGTGGGCGTACCGTCCGCCTGCAGCCCGGTGTCGACGGTGAACATCGCCTTGCCGGTGAAGCCGAAATTTGTAGCCCACTTGCCGCGCGCCATATCAGACGAGGATGCTCGCGTTCTTTACTGCCCACTGCACGAACGCCTTCGTGGTCTTCACCTCGGGCTTGAGCTTCACGACGTCGTTCATCATAAGCACAGAGAAGTCAATCGGCATACGGTTCATGTATTCCGAGACGCGATCGATATTGTCCTTCGTCGTGCGCATCGAGATCGCACCAGCCATGGCGAAGAGGACTGCCACGTCTGTCGGGACTTCGGCGGTCGCAGGATTCATGAGCACGCTATCGATCGACGGCAGCTGGCTCGCGATTTTTCGAAAAGCCGTGTACTCGGCTGCCGCGCCCGCGCCGACTTCACCGGCTGCGTTATCCATGAAGAGCGCCGGCTCGAGATCTTCCGGGATCATGTTGACGCGCTCCCATGCGCGCGGCGTCGGGTTGCAGAAGCGGTTCGGGTCGAAGTCCGAGAGCAGGTTCGGCTTGAAGCGCAGGAACTGGATGAGCATGACGTCGATGCCCGCTCCGAGCGCCCAGTCGCACCAGTCGTCGAGGTTCTCGTCGAAGTCGAAGCGGCGCATGCGGTTGGCCAGCTTCGAGGTGATGCGGTTCGCGCCCGACTTGTCCTCGGTGCGGTTGCCCGTCGCGATGATGTAGGTATCCGGCGACAGCTGCAGGTCGTTGAGCTTACGGTCGTGGATCAGTCCGCACAGGCCGTTCTGCATCGGCACCGTGGCGTCGCTGAGTTCCTCAAGGATGAGGAGGTTGCGGCCTTCCTTCAGGCGGTACAGTTCCTTCGGCGGCACCCACTCGGTGAACTCGCCGGCGTTGCGCGGCGTGCCCAGCAGGTCGACCGGGTCGCGCAGCGACGCGTTGAACTCGATCACCTGGTCGAAGCCGAGGTCCCGGCCCACCTTGCGGGCCAGTTCCGTCTTGCCGCCGCCCGGCTTGCCGAGGATGAACGGGGCGATGCGGTTGGTGGTCTTGAACTGAGCCGTGATGGAGGTGTGGATGTCGGAGAATTTCATGTCTGATCCTTAAGTTAATCAGTGGTTGGTGGTTTGCTGCATGACATGTGTTACGTGTACTGCGTGAACTTGCTAACTACGTATCGGCGCGCAGATATTGGAAGAGGTTCTTGCCTTCCATGCGCGCGGCTACCTGCTGCGCGGTGACGTGGTCGCGAATCATCTCGACCATCGAGCGATAAGGTGTGTCGACGTTTGTCGCTCCCATGCGTTCCTTGATCCACGCGCGCCACTGCTCGCCGATCTCATTGGCAATGGTCCAGATCTCGAAGAAGTCTTCGTCCACCTCGAACTGGATATTCGCCTTACGGAGCTCGAGCACAACGAGGCCGAAGTTCTCGATGATGTCGCGCTGTTCCTCGGTGACGTCGATCATCACGTCTTCTCCATCCGTTTGGCGACGATGTACGCGGTGAGCCACTCGGGCACGGCCTCATAGAAGTCACCTTGAAAAGACCAGTCGTGGTCCTTGTGCTGCTCGTCGAACTCGGCCGCGCGCTGCTTGATCCACATGCTGAGCCCTTCGTAGCTGCCATCCTCGATCGCTTCGAGGTCATGCTCGGGATGCTCCCCGGCCCACAACGCTACCTCGATGATTGTCTCAACTTGGAACCAGCTGAAGTCTTTACTCACTCCATCCTCCTTGCCACTACGATCGCCAGCTGCTCTTCGATGTACTCGATCTGGTCAGCCGGGCAGTTGATGTGGTGCGCTTGGCTAAGCAGCGCCGCCCAGTAGGGCACACGGTCGAAAGTTTCGCCGGACATTCGCATGATCGTCCTGTCCAGCATGATCGCCTTCCAGCCGCGGCTCAGCGCCATCGGCGACAGGCCACGGGCTCTCAAAGATTGATCGCGCATGTTCATTGTTCAGGTGCCCCGCCTTCGACATACAGAAACCCTTGGTGCCGAACTCCACGTTCTTGCGCAACTCGCCGTCGTAGATGGCCCACTCTTTGCCCGCCCAGGGCGTCGGTGTGAATCGCACTGCTTCCCCCCATCGCGCGTTGAACTTCTTGTCTGCTTGGCGCCGCGTCGGCGTGCGCTGCCTGAGAAACGTCACTGCTCACCTCGTTCAAGTCTTCGGATAACTCTGTCGACGATGTTCTGTTTGACCTTGCGGTACAGCGC